TAAAGTTGATCCTAGCGTGGCCAATGGTCAGTCTAGAAATGACTTAGGTGGATCTCAATCTGCACCTCTACATTCTAATAAAGAAGAAGGTGAAGATAATCCTGGTGCTAAAGCAGCTGCTCCTGTTTCACAGGATTCCAGCGAAACATCTACATCTGGTAAAGGTGGTGATGAAGCAGGTGCCAATTCCCTAGGTGCTGAAGTAACTCATGGAACGTCCAAAGGTCCAGATGTGCAATATCCAATCAAACCTTCCTTTGAATCCGTAGATGTATCTGACGACGTTAAAGCCCTCCTAGAGGGAACCGAACTCTCTGAAGAGTTTGCCGAGAAAGCAAAGACTATCTTTGAAGCTGCTATCAAGGCAAAACTTGCAGAAGAGCATGACAAGATTGTAGAACACTTTGCCAAAGAAACATTAGACAAGATTGAAGTTGCGAAAGCAGATCTTGCTGAAGATGTTAATGGTACAGTGAACTACGCCGTGACACAATGGCTAGAAGAGAATCAATTAGCTGTTGACACTGGCATAAAGAATGAGATTACTGAAGACTTTATTACAGGTCTTAAGAGTCTCTTTGAAGAGCACTACATTTCTATCCCCGACGATAAGGTTGATGTGGTAGAAGGTATGGCTGAACAAATTCGTGAGATGGAAAGTCGCCTTGACGAACAGGTCAAAGCAAGCGTGAAACTTCAAAATCGTCTGAATGAAACTGCAAAAACAAATATTCTGAATACAATTTCAGAAGGATTGGCAGATACTCAGAAGGACAAGCTCAGCAAACTCGCTGAAGCAGTTGACTTCGTATCCGAGGAAGACTTCACTAAGAAGGTAACAACCTTTAAGGAAGCATATTTCTCAGAGAAGAAAGCTGTAGCAACCTCAGAAGTTGCTGATGAAACACCAGTTGACGGAGTAGAAGCACCAAGTACAAATCCTCAAATGGATATGTATGCTGCTGCCCTTGCTCGCTGGAAATAGATAATTAACTAACTAACTTTAAAAGAGAGATTAAACAAATGTTTAACGCTAAAGCTCTCACAGAAAAGTGGTCACCTGTTCTGAATCATGAAGGCACTGCTGCCATCAAGGATAATTACAAGAAATCGGTTACCGCTGTTCTGTTAGAGAACCAAGAACGATTCCTACGTGAAGAGCGTGGAATGCTAAACGAAGCTGGTGGAGCTGGTGGAAACGCCGCTGGTGCTATCGGTGTTAATGCACTATCTGGTTCTGGTTTAGATACCAAAACTGGTGGACTTGCTGGATTTGACCCTGTTCTAATCAGCTTGATCCGTCGTGCAATGCCCAACCTAGTTGCATATGATATCTGCGGCGTTCAGCCAATGAGTGGTCCTACTGGACTTATCTTCGCAATGAAGGCGCATTACGAAACCAAAGCTGGTTCAGAAGCTCTGTTCAACGAAGCAGACTCTAACTTCTCTGCTGGTTCTGATGCTACTGCTAACGCATACGCTTCTGGCGATGTTGTTGACGGTACAAACCCAGGACTTCTTAACGATGCTACTGGTGGTGGTACAACTGCTGGTAACTATGAGCGTGGTGTAACACCAATGGCTCGTAACGTTGCAGAAGGTTTGGGAGAATCGGGAACACTGTTCCGCGAAATGTCATTCAGTATTGAGAAGACAGCGGTGACTGCACAGTCCCGTGCTTTGAAAGCTGAGTACACACTAGAACTTGCCCAAGACTTGAAAGCAATTCATGGTCTTGATGCAGAGCAGGAACTTGCTAACATCTTGTCTAGTGAGATCCTTGCCGAAATCAACCGTGAAGTTGTACGTACAGTATACACAGTTGCTAAGTCTGGTGCTCAGAACAACGTTGCTAACGCTGGTGTATTTGACCTAGACGTTGACAGTAACGGCAGATGGTCAGTTGAGAAATTCAAAGGACTTATGTTCCAAGTTGAGCGTGACGCTAACGCTATCGCACAGCAAACTCGTCGTGGAAAGGGCAACTTCATCATCACTTCTGCTGATGTCGCTTCTGCTCTTGCTATGTCTGGTACGCTTGACTATACCTCAGGTCTAACTGGTGCTGGTGGTCCTTCCATCGGTGAAGTTGATGATACGGGTAACCTTCTAGTCGGCACCATGAATGGTCGTATTAAGGTCTACGTTGATCCTTATTCTGCTAACCTTGCTAACTCACACTACTACGTTGTTGGTTACAAAGGTACTTCACCTTATGACGCTGGACTGTTCTATTGCCCTTACGTTCCTCTCCAGATGGTTCGTGCAATTGGTCCTGACACCTTCCAGCCCAAGATTGGATTTAAGACCCGCTACGGCATGGTCGCTAACCCATTTGTTGTAAAGTCTAATGGTGATCCTGATGCTGAAGCTCTTACTGCTTCACGTAACCAGTACTACCGTCGTGTTTTGGTTCAAAACCTTATGTGATCAATTCACAATATCAATCAAAGGGAACCTATGGGTTCCCTTTTTTTATGATTAAATAGTGTTATAATATAGGTTTAGATCTGAGGCTATTGTATGACTGGTAGAATAAATAAAGTTGATATGACAGCTAAGTTGATGAAGATTAAACATGGTATTCATGAAAAGCAGTGGTATCCCAAGTGGAAAGATGATGAAAGATTGGCAGCTCAACAAGCACTAAATAATGTATTGGATATTCTAGAAGAATATCGCTACTGAGTAGAATGATTCAAAAAATATTATTTTATGCGACTCCTACGATAGCCACAACAATTACTGTTGCTGTGGTATCTTACCATGCGTTAAGAAAAAAGAAGGTAGAAATTTCGGATGAGGAGTATCAAATACAGTGGGGTAATGGAGCACCCGACCAATATAAAGATAAATAGCAATAGCTTGGGAAGTTGACATGGCAGCTGAATGGTTGAGTGAACAACCGACAAATAGAAATTTTTTATCTCCAGTTGGTTTTAAACTGGATCTTGAAATTTTTAACGGGGTGGATTTTTTCTGCCAGACAGCAAGTATTCCAGATATTTCAATGCCATTTGTTGAAGTTCCTACACCATATAGAGGTGTAGCAATTGCTCCAAGTGGCGGGGTTAGTTATGGAGATTTAAATGTTCGGTTTATTATTGATGAAGAATTAATTAATTACCGTACAGTACATGATTGGATTACTGAATTTGGATTGGCAAATGGGAGATCGTCTGGTACAGATGAGTATTCCAATGCAAGACTTTTTATTTTAACATCACATCATAATACAAATCACATAATAGAATTTAAAAATATGTTTCCTGTGAGTTTGTCAGGAATACCATTTGATGCTACAGTAGGAGATGTTGAGTATCTACTTGCGGACGTAACGTTTAAGTATGAGAAATACACTATTTGCAATGAGAATTTACAACCTTTATGAATTTTGAAACCCTTCGTAATAAATTTGAAAAACTAAGAGAAGAATGGACTGAAGATAGTCATGTAGATTTCCAGTTTAAGAACAAACAATACAGTGCTGATCTAGCTCAGGTCGCATTAGACATCCCCTTCTGCCATAATAAATACTTAAACCACTACACTGATATTTCTCAGATTAAAACCTCACTTGAATTTGAAATTCGCAAACTTGTTAGAGATAAGCGTGAGTACTATGGAGGCGAGGCTGATGCAAAGGTCTATGCTGAAAAACCTTTTGGTGGTAGGATCTCAACTCAAGACAAGATGAAAGTTTATGTTGAATCAGATGATGATATCATAAACCTAGAAGCGAAAATTAAATACCTAGATCAAATGCTTTATTGGTTAGATCAGGTAATGAAACAAATATCAAATAGAGGGTTCCAAGTCAAGAGTGCTATTGAGTGGGAGAAATTTGTTAATGGACAGTAATGAAATATGGTCTTCCGTATAAAGTAGTTTCATTCAATCAATCTTCAATGCGTACTGTCAACAGTGCAATTGTAAATACTGATTTGCAATGGAATACAGGACAATTATATAATCAAAAGGTTGGTGTAAAAAGGCAAACTGATGTTGCTTGGATAAAGGATCCAAATTTTTTATCTATGCTTTTGCGTATGGTAAAACAGATCAATAAATCTGCTCAGTGGGATTTAAATATTACTGGTGTAGAACCTGTTCAGTTTGGATCATATAGAGAAGGTAGTTTTTATGATTGGCATGTAGATCAACATAGACAACCTAACAATGGATCTGTTAGAAAAATAACTATGTCTCTCTCCTTGAGTGATGATTATAAAGGAGGAGAATTTGATTTAGACATATACAAACCAGAAATTGATCCTAGATATGAATCATTTAAATTACCAATAGGATCTGCAATATTTTTTCAGTCTGATGTGTGGCATAGAGTTCGTCCAGTTAATTCTGGTGTAAGAAAATCTATTGTTGCTTGGTTCTTTGGTCCCGCTTATGTCTAACTTAATAGTCAAGAAAAAGAATGAAGTATATATTACAATTGAATCTCCTGAGCAACATGTACATCATGAGCTAGCAGATTACTTTACATTTGAAGTTCCAGAAGCTAAGTTCCTAAAAAGAAATCCCAGATATAAGTACTGGGATGGAACGATTCGTTTATACTCTCCTGGAACTGGAGAATTATATCATGGGTTGATGCATCAACTACAGTTGTGGGCTCATGAACGTAGATATACTATTGAGTATGAAAAGAATGAATGGTATGGAGAAGTTTCAGAATCAAATGATTTTGTTTCGCCTGCTGGTATCAAACATTTCATGGACAAGATTACTAGGTCTGGAATTTCTCCACGTGCATATCAATATCATGCTGTTTATCAAGCTATAAAAAATAATAGAAAGTTACTTCTTTCTCCTACTGGTTCGGGGAAGTCTCTGATGATCTATAGCCTCGTCAGATACTATTGCGCCACCAACAAGAAGATACTTATAATCGTCCCAACTACATCCCTTGTGGAGCAGATGGTCAACGACTTCGTTGATTACGGATGGAGTGCTGAGGACTTTGTTCATAAGATATATGGCGGTAAGGATAAAAATACTGATAAGAATATTATCATATCTACGTGGCAATCAATTTACAAATTCCCTAAAAGATACTTTGATGATATTGATTGTGTTATAGGTGATGAAGCACACCTTTTTAAAAGTAAATCCTTGACTGGCATTATGACTAAGTTGCATAATGCTAAGTATAGGTTTGGATTTACTGGTACACTTGATGGTAGTAAGACTCACAAGTGGGTACTAGAGGGGTTGTTTGGAGACTGTGAGCAAGTAACTAAGACAGATACATTAATCAAATCTGGTTATCTATCTAAATTTAGGATAAAAGTATTACTATGTAAGCATCCTGCTCAGCATTTTGAAACATATCATGATGAAATAGAATATTTGATCAACCATAAAGGTAGAAATAATCTTATCAAAAATCTAGTTAAAGACTTGACTGGTAACACTCTTGTCCTATTCAACTATGTTGAAAAGCATGGTGACCCTCTTTACGATCTCATAAATAGTTCCATAGAACCTACACGAAAATTATTTTTTGTGCATGGTGGAACTGATGTAGAAGATAGAGAAGAAGTACGCTTACTTACTGAGACTGAGAACGATGCAGTTATTATTGCTTCTTATGGTACATTTTCTACAGGTATAAACATTAAACGACTGCATAATATTATATTCGCATCACCTAGTAAATCCAGGATTCGTAATCTTCAGTCAATAGGAAGAGTATTGAGAAAGGGGGAAGGTAAAGATATGGCAACTCTATATGATATTGCTGATGACATCGGTGGTCAAAATTATACATTGAGACATCTTAATGATAGAGTTAACATATACAATGATGAAAATTTTAAGTATGAGGTAATTAAGGTAAATCTTAAAGCAAGTTAATATGAAAAAGATGGAAGATGAATTTTATGCAACTATTAAATTAGTAACAGGTGAAGAACTTATTTCTAAAGTATCTTATATGCCAGAAGATGATAGTCTAATACTAGAGAATCCTATGGAAGTTTGTTACGTGGATGCTCAGAAAAGATCTATAAAAGCAAGTGGTTTTGCTTTAAGTGAATGGATCCATTCAACTTTTGATCATATGTTTGTATTGCCTAAGCATCATGTGATTACTATGACTGAAGTTGAAGATAAAAGAATTGAAAAATTCTACAATGAATCAGTGGCAAGACATATCACACAACTAGAAAGCTTTAAAGGATCCTTTGATCCTATAACCATTCCTAAGAACCTAGGTAATCTGGGATCTATTAAAGAAACCAGAACCAAACTAGAAGATCTCTTT